GATTTTGATTAATCATGCGCCCGAATGATACAACAACGCCGCATCATATTCCGCCAAATCATGTTCAACCATTAAATCCTGAACTTCCGCCAAAGGTTGAAGGCTAAATAGTTTAGAATCATCATTCAAGCATTCTTCGGCCAAAGATTGCCAGTTTTCAGGAGTTTCGGCGGAAATGATTTTTTGGGCGATTTCTACGGCGATTTCTTTTTGTTCGGCGGAAAGTGAGCCGATGTTATATTTTTCAGCGAGCTTGGATTCTGTGAACTGGAAGAAATCTTCGGTGTTATAGACGGAGGTTTTTAGGCTCGCTAGGCTGGCTCTACTATCTTTCGGCCTTCCAGAAGACGTTAAAACTTTACTTTTCTTTTTAGAGGAAGGCGTTCCAGAAGATGGGGCGGCAGGTTGTTTAATGAGATTATTTTTATCAATAGGCGGAGAAACTATTGGCGTTGGGCTGAGAGGCATCCACAGCCCCTTTTTGCGTTGGGCAATATATTCTTCTTGAGAAAGTTGAAACTCTTCTCCTTCAACATCAGGTAGTTCGCCGTTTTCGATTGTTTTGATGGCTGTTTTGCCGTCAAGAATACCTAGTTCTGCCAAGCGAGTAACCACACGCTGCCATTGGGTTTGATCCGAAGCGGAGACTTCTTTCATTCTTAACTGAGGGTAGGTTCTCATGCCAAGGTTTTTGGCGATAGTTTTAATCTCCGCTTGAAGAATGTTGATGAAGTTTCGGCGGGCTTCTTTTAGTCCCTCAAGGAAGATTTTGACCTTTGTTTGAGTGTTGCCATACTTTTCTTCGCCCAAAAGAATGTTTTGCAAACCTTCGCGAATGTCTTTGTCAAGGATTTCATACTTGGCGGGACCAAGAACTTTGTTTAAATCAGGAATCAGGAATTCGCCGCTTGTTGTCCAGTCAGAAACCAAGACTCGGCCCGTTGTATTGTTCTTAAAAATGTTTTGAAGAGCTTCCACGTTTGCATGGTTAATGCCGCCCTTATCTGGGGGAGCGCCCGTCTTAATTAGCAAAATAACATTTTCCACTGTTCGCGTGATGGCTTGGTCCATCTTTTTGAGTTCCAGTTTGGCGTTAATGTCGTCCAAAACAGGATACCCAAATGGCACCGCAAAAGGCTCGTACGACATCTTCTTGCGAAAAGAAAAGATTAAATTCTTGGCTGGCAACTTGATTCTCACGCCGTCTCTTGTCCATGATTTTCTGGCGATTAAATCTTTAGCTTCTTGAGGAAGGCCATCGTAAAAAGCGCGATCTTCGTCTGTCTGAGGGTCTTTTAATCGGGCGAGTTCGTATTGAGTTAGAAGTTTTTCGTAGTTTCCCTCAGAGAAACTTGTAGCGGCCCGACTAACAATATCGTAAGGGTTTAGCAATACATACTTGACGGGGATAGTGTTATCGCCCGCCTTTTCCGCCGCATAAACTTGAATCAATCGGCGAAAATCCTCATCATTAAATTTCCCACTTACCCTGTAAAGGAAAATGTTGCCCGACCTATAATACTCACGAAAATACTGTTCGGCTAAATCTACCGCGCCAATTTTCTCCAACCATGCTTTGAAAAAGTCTCTCGCCTTTTTGGAGCTTCCCTTGAGGAAAAAGTCCGTGTTGGCCATTTCGCTCATTAAATCAATTGTTCGGCCAAAAATAGAGACATTAAAATACGCTTTTTGACACAAAAGTATCGCTTCCCTAACTGACACATAATCGCGGGAATACTCAAAAGGAAGAAGTCCTGCCCGAATCGCCGAAAATCTGTCAGAAGTTTGTGTAACGGCGGCGGCGTTAATTTTTGAACCTGTTCTGTCGCTTTCAGAAGGAGAAGTTCTGCCAGCCAAAGACGCCATAGCCACATGCGCTAAACTCGGCGTTGATACATAATAAGGATCGCCCGCCGTAAAACTTTTAAATGGCTGTTGTGGTTGGGAAAAGTTTACGGCAGTGGTTTCTTCAAATTTTTGCCAGTAAGGACTTTTTTTCTCGTATTTTCTCGACATATAATGTGATTACACATACTACCGTTGAAAGTCTAAAAGTCACTTTAAAGTGACTTTAAACAAGAATCGGCGCAAAAGTAGATTGCACGCTGGCCACTGGCATAGAAAGCATATCCCTATAAATTTGAAGACCCCAATTACCCAAAACCATTGCTGAATAACTATCTCGGCGGCACTTATTGGCTCCCCTTTGGCGTTTTAAATTTGCGGGCAAATCAAAAGTTTGCGTTCCTTGTGGAGTCGTGGTTACTTCAATAAGGGCGCATTGAGTTTTAATCATTTCAACGTTGTCCTTTAAGTTTTCCACAAAATCCACTGTTGAAGGCTCTTTTGTGAGATTGTCACGCAAAAACTTTAAATCCTTTACTGGAACAGGACGAGAAATTTGGTCCTGAAAGTCGGAGTCCATTGCCAAACTGGCAAACATAATGCGTTTGTGATCATATGCGGCTTGCAAAAGCTCATTAGCTTGGCGAATAAAGTTGCTGGATGGTTTTCGTTGATAGCAAATTCTTTTTTCGGCCAAATTATAGGTATTGCGTACATTCTGAATATCTTCTGAATATGTCACGGGGTCTTCCAAATCAACGTCTATGGTTTTGATTTCTATTTTAGATGACTTAAATATTTCGCTTTCGTTTGCGGCGCTTAAAAACTGGACGCCGCCATTGTAGTCCATAACAATAAAAACAACGTTGAAATTGGTTAAAAGGAAATGAAAATACTTAATATGTTCTTTGGTGGCTGTTCCTGGGAGAGCATATGAATGAACAACTACGCCCAATCCCGTTTCCTTATAATACTTAATAACATGCATGGCGAAATCGTCAGAACCCTCTGACTCTGACCATGCGGGGTCAATAGACAAAATATATTCGGCGGACTTATCTCCAGTGGCTTCAACACATTGACCCTCGCCATCTGGATATGTGCAAGCCTTCATTTTTGACATTTTGAAGTAGCCAGAGCTATCATCTGTAAATTTAGACTGCATTTCGCGAGCATACTGAGCCTCGCTCATCTCGTTTTTTAGCTTGTTGATCATTGCCTCGTCATAAAGTTCGGGAGGCAGCGATTCATAAGCCATGTGAAATATGGCGTATCGAGCTTTAGGATTTGTATTATTCAGGATAGCATCCTCATACTGGCAATACATCTTGTAAAGATACTCAAACTTGTAAGACGCGGAAGATAGGCCAATAACCTTGTTGTTTTTCCAAACCATTCTTTCCTCGTCTTTCATTTTTCCCTGCGCTACAAGACGATCTTCCGCCTCTTTCATTTTCTTTCTTTCTGTTGGGTTGGTGACAACAGCCAAGAACGGCAAAACAACTTCGTTCAAAATCTTCTCGCTAAAAAGCAAAAGCTCATCTAGAACCATGACTTGGAAACGATAACCGCGAAGTTTACTACCATCGCCCAATGGCAATGCGATTAATTTACTTCGGCCAATTTCAATAACCCATTCGTCATTCTTGAGAGAAATATTGGTGATGCACTTGTTGAGAAGTTTAGCTCCAGGTTCATTCTTTAAATCAAGAATTTTCTGCATTAACAAACGGCTTTGGCGGAAAGAGTTTGCTAAGATTCCAATCTTGACACCCTGATTAATACTAGCGTAAGCAACCAAAAACAAAGCTGCCAAAAAGCTTTTTCCGCCGCCACGCGAAATGATAGCCATGAAGTAATCAACATTCATCATAGCTTTAATCATCATGCTTTGGAATGGAAGAAGCTCAATTCCAGTCATCATTTTGACAAGCATCCCTAAATTTTCTGTAAAAAAGTTAGCAAGCCAAACTTTGGCATCTTTTTCCTCTAAAAAGCCTTTTACTTCGGCCAATTGTTTGTTAGAAAATTTCTTTTTGTTTTTTCTTTGCGCTCCTTCAATCCACATTTATTTTTCCTCCCAGAAATATTGAATATCTACATTCCAAAGCTTTTTACCTAAGCAAAGAAGTCGCGGGATTAAATCCTGAGATTGTTCTCTGCCGCCAGACCAAACGAATTGCAAGTTCCCGCAAAATTCATGTTGCAAAGTATTCATCTGATGGAAAACAAACTTCAAATTAGCTTTATGGGCCGAAGATGAGTTAATTTTTTCAGCGTCTCGAATATTTGCGTCAACAACTATCCATAAGAAGCAATTTTGCTCTTTGCAGCGAATGATTTCACGGCGGAATCTTTCATAATTATCATTTGTTAAAGTTCCATACAAATCTTGAAATGATTTTCGATCAACAAAAGTATAGTCGAAATCTTCTCCTGTTACTCCATAGTCACCAATGTCCAGTTTAAGCTTTTCGCTCTTAGGAAAGGATAGGGGTAGCTGTTCTCGACTATCAACAAGTATTTTTTTGGCGGAAAAATCTAAAACCTTCCAATCTTTGGGCGGGAGGGACGAAAACATAGGTTTAACTCCACATTGTTTGGCTGCTAATCCGTAACTCCCAAAAACACTTTTGTATTCTTGAACTGGAGGCAAGTCACAAGCTAGGAGTTCTACTTGTGGCGGAGCTAGGGAATACTTTTTGCGCTCAATTCTAGATTTAAGCATTGAAATAATAACTTGCCGTTTACTTTCTATATCTGCGTTCGTCAACCACTTAAACATATTTTCGCGATTCGCGAATTCCGAATGGAAGTAGCTCTCCTTGTCTTTAAATTGTAGGGGTTGACCACTATAAAGACACTTTCGCGGATAAAATTTGCAATAATAGTCTGGTAAATATAACCCATGAGTCTTAATGTGGGCATGAAGGGAGCGTTCTGCTTGGAACGGCAAACCGCACTGTTTACATTCAAACATTAAATCACCTCCTCTTTGGAAACACCCATAATACGGCACATCCATTCGTCTGTTGTTTCTAGGCGGTTAGCCTCTTCTTCAATCGCGGCTTTTTGAATCTCTGCGAGGCGAATCATGTTCAGTCTTTCGTTTTCTTCCTGCGCCATCTGAAATAGAGTGACCAAACTGGAATCATCTTTTCCAGCGTTTTCCATTCTTTTGGCCCTATCGCCTTGAAGCTTTTGAATAAGTGTGCTGATTCGTTTTTGACACTCGTTGAATTCAGAAGTTTTTGCCTTTAAAGTTTCAGAAAATCGCTGAGTTAGCTCACTAGCATCTTCCATGCCGTCAAACAAAGTATTCAACTTGGAAATATGTGCCGACAAACATTCGCCAGTAACAATATCTCGACAAAGATTAAGATACATGTTAAACTCTTCTGCCGTAAGGTCTGGTTTGTCCCAACATTGAAGAACCACTTGCTGCTCAAACAAATCCCTGTCTTTTCGAGAAGCGTAAGAATTGCACATTCTCACAAATCTCATGTCTCCCAATTTAACTGTAAGTTTGTCAATATAGGCTTTATAGCGTGGATTTAAGTTTTCTGGGTCTAGGTTAATTCCAACGGCCTCATTGATTTTCTTGACTACGCGGGTTGGTTCTTTGGGGCTAAGGTATGATGTCGTGTTATCTCCTTCTGTTCTGTCCATCGCCGCTTCGGGAGCATGGGCCGTGATAAAATTCAATACCGCCCGCCATTCTCTACTTAGTTTCTTAACTTGGCGGTCTGGAAAAACAATTTGGGCGATTTCTAAATGTCCTTTGCCTTTTCGAGCTTCGGCTAAAATGGTTTCGCCCATTTCAGGAGTCAGTTCTACTTTATCAACCCGTTCGTGGTGAAGGGTTTTGTATTGGAGTTCGTTCTCAACAAGAAACTTCTTTACGGCCCGACCTTTTGCATGGCGGCCATCAATTGTTTGGTCATTCCATGCTAGTTTGGTGAGCATGTCCATGTCTTGGATTCCGCCCTGATACTTCTCAACAATAAGAGCTTTCTGAGCGTCCGAAAGAGGGAATTTTTCTTTTTGATTATTATTTTTTTTTGGAAATAGAATCGCCGAAAGTTCCTTCTCGCAATCTTGCATATCAAGAAGCATTTGGGACGGCACCTTGTCCGCTGGTTCAATTATTGTCCAATTACCATCTTGACGAAAAGACAAACCAAGGGTTTTGGCTTGTTGGACTATTGATTGGGCTAGTTGTTTTTTGTCCATTTTATTCGTGAATGATTATCCAGCCATACCATTTTTTCTGGAGTCTCACTTTGGAGCCGCAAGAGGTTTCTCTTTTTAACTCTCGAACGGCGGAGTTGTATGAGAAAGGAATCATGGCCAAAATTCTCCAATATCACTCTCCTTTAAAACTCGCTGGGTAATCTGGAAAAGTTGTTGTTTCAGTTCGGCGATTTGTTTTTTTAGGGAGTTTTTATTTTTGGTGTTTGCTTTTAGGTTTAATTCTTTGGCTGCTTCTTCGTCGCTTTTTTCGTCAACAAAGAAAAGGTTGAAGGCTTTTAACTGTTTCGGCGAAAGAATCTTTGCAAGTTCGTCGTGTAATCGGCGGAAAGTTTCTTGGTAGTTTATGCCGTCGTCAATTTTTTCGTTGACTTCTCTAGTATGGTTTTCCAATTCGAGAGGCATTTTAATGTGGTAGCCGTTTTTTTTGCTCTTGCACCACTTGGCGAACAAAGGACATTCGGCGCATTGTTCGCCGCTAGGAGTTGCGGCGCAACCCTCTTCGCCAAGACAATGTTTGCACTGAACACATGGGCGAGCATAGTTTGTATAGTAATTCCTCATCAGGTTTTTAATCTGATTGGAACAAACCCGTGAAATCCAGTTTTCTAGTTTTCGGGATTGATCCCAGAGATGCCATTTTTTCCAGATATGGGTTTTGATAACTTGCTCCACATCCTCGAAATCCATGAATCGAAGAATATCAAGCTGCCACTTATTGCGGCGTTTGTGAATTTCTCTTTCAATAACTGAGAACTTTTCTTCGTAGGAGAAGGGCATTAGGAAAGGCGGCGGGGTTTGAATTTCTTTGGAGCGTTCATCCCGTCTGGGAGAATTGAGAATGCCGCGCCCGCTTGAAAACCCTGATATTCGGCCACATTTGATTCGGCGTATTCGCAGTCTAGCTTGTCAATTTGAGGAACGTGTGTAATATCGGAACCTTCTTCGTCTAATTGGCGAGTGGGGTTTTTTGATGCTGCGAATGCGGCGCTTGCAAATGGTTTTCCGCAAGAAGAACAAAACTGCGCTGTTGAATAGGCGGCTTTTGTGCCGCAATTAGAACAATACTTTGGGTGCATACACTAATACTACCCATTACACCCAAAAATACTTAAAAATTATAATGGCAAAATCTGCCCAATATAAGAAACCGTGTTTCCCTTACTGTCCTTGATGGCAGAAACAGAAATATGAAGCCTAACCTTTTGGTAATCGACAGTTAAAAACTCCACTGTTTCTTCAAACTCACAGTCATCATGGAAAGCGTTTTTCCAGATTTTGGTGTAGCGTTCTAGCTCGTCAGTGTGAATAAACTTTTTCCAACCATAACCAAGAAGCTCATCAACGCCACAGCCAATAAATCGAGCATATGTGCGGTTAACCCAAGCATTTTTACCGTCAGTGTCGCAGTAAAAAACCCCTAGCTTTGAATCATTAAGTAAAGCATTGTGTCTTGCGTCGGAAGCAAGTTGACGGTCTTCTATTCTTTTGATTGCGTCGATAGGTGAACTGCCGCCATTAGGACTTAGCTTTTCTTTCACAAAAGAAGATAGGGCGGCGATTTCTTTTCTTAAGTCTTGGATGTCTCTTTTGTTTTCAGAAGTGGCCGCTTCAATTTTTCGCGCCAATTTAATCCAGCGCCAAACGCACTGAACGGGCTTAGTTGTCAAAACAAGCAACCGCCAAACAAAACTTAACACATCTTTATATTTGACCACAAAAACAAAAAGCCCGCCGAATCCTACAATTATTTCAGTAATGTGTTTGGTAAACTCTTCGGGCAACATATAAGAATGTTACACGATAGATTTGGGTGTTTAGGGAATTTACCTAAATAATTATGGAAATTATAATTATTTGTGGATTGGAATGTTGATACCGTCAATTTTTTCTCGTTCGCTTGCAAAGTATTTTAAATATTGCTCTTCTTGAAATTTAATATAAGCCTTATTTGCTCCAGCGCCATTCTTTTTATTTAATTCAAATTGTTGCATATCTTCTGTTGAACCATATCTTTTTATCCAGAGTTTGATGCTGCCAGCATGTATATCGAGAAGTTTATACTTTACTATAGCGGTTGGTAGAAAACCAAGATAGAGAAGGGGCTTTAACTTTTGTTCATAGTATTCTTTTGGATGTATGCCATGCTTTTGATATGCCTTGGAAAAAATGATCTTGCACCGATCCCGCAAGTCCTGATTTTCCCATATTTTTTTGCCAATCTTTTTTCTTGATTCGATCCATTCTTGATATTTTTCTGGATCGCTTTTTAAAGCCCTGTGGCTTCTTTTTTGAGCTTCGCTTATTTTTTTTCTAGCACTAATGGAATGTTCTTTCCCAAACATACCATTTTTCTCTCCCTTTAAATCAATAACTCCAGAAGCGTGGAATTCTTTAGATCGTGCGGATAAATTTTGGAGATATTCACGATATTTCTCAGGATTTTCATCCCAAAATTTTTTCTTACTATTAAGAACTTTTTCTATTCTCTCCTTTGAATGTTTCTGTCCGCGCAACTTTAATTTTGGAATACCTTTTTGAGCTTTGCTCATATTTTTCTTTGCTTGTTCAGAGTGTTTTTTGCCAATCATTCCCTTTACATATTTTTGCTTAAATTCGCGAGTCATTTCTCTTGACCACCCATTAGCTTCTAAATTTAAAATTTCTTCAACTTGATTTTCATAAAGATATTTCACAGATTCCCCCATATAAAGTCGGACAAACAATTTGAAATTTGGCTTTACTAAAGAATATAGCCTTGAATTCATATACCTTTCTCCTTGATACTTGTTAGAGCTTTTTAACTGCCTAAATGCAAATACCATTTTGTTCTTAAAAATAGACTCAAACATCTTTGTCGCGCAAAGATGAACAATAAAATGCTCTTTGGCGGTCAAAAATACCAAGTTCTCTTTGTCTTTTTCGCCACCCAATCCAAAACTTTCAGGAAGGATGTGATGAGATTCCGCATAGCCAAAAACGCTCTTTAAAAATTTACGATCTTGCGGCCTTTTCAGGGCATTCTCGATTATGCGAGAATAATATTTGGTGTATTTATTCTGATTGGCTAGTGAGACGACTTTTTCTAGATAAGGGTTCATGGTATATTATAATACCACAAAATACAACAAACACTGAATTTATTTCGATACTAACCAGTTTACTTAACTACTTCCAAGTGTTCAAGCACAAATCTAACGAATTTACTGCGAATAATGTCGGCCTTTTCTCTTAATTCAAAGCAATAAATTCCATTTTCTTTAGAGATGGAATCGTTGAACTTTTCAAACATTTTTCTAAGTCCAGGGTTTTTTATGTCAGCTTGATTTTTTTCGTCGCCAATAAAAAATATTCTAGAGAATTCTCCACATCTTGTCAACAAAAGCAAAATTGATTCATAATCCATACAAGATGCCTCGTCAACAATAATGGCTTTACACGCCCAACTTTTACCTCTAGTAAATCCAAGCGGGATGCATTCTACACGATTATCGTCCTTTAATGCTTGTATTTCAGACGGAGGTAAAAGTTCATCCATTTTATCAAAAATAATTGACGCATATGGTTCCATCTTCGTTAATAAATCCCCCTTAAGATAACCCATTTTGCCAGTGCTTGAACTTTCTACTGGATTGCGAACATAAATAATTTGGTCAACCTTTTTTTGTTGTAAAAGTTTAAGCGCCGCCAATACACAAAGCCAAGTTTTCCCCGATCCAAAAACGCCATCAATAAACACACATCTCGTATCTTTCGCCAGAGCTGTTTTTAAAATTTCAATTTGTTTTTCCGTTAAATCGTCCCTCTCTCGAATATGAAGGTCATAGGATATTTTTTCCTTTTGGAAAATTTTTGGTGACTTGTCGGCCTTCGGGGGAGAGGATTTTTTGGACATGTTGATGCTGTATATTACACAGCGTCAAAAATTATCCTAATCAAAAAACATTTTCCACAATTTGGACCGAACCGTTCAGTCCATTCTCTCCCGCCGATAAATTCTGCGACGACACTCTCCCGCGAGTCTTGATCGAAAATAGACTACTAGACACGCCATTAAAACCAGTCCCGTCTGTAACAAAACTAGAAAACGGCGCAAAATATAAATCCAAAACACCCAAATTGCCCGAATAACCAATAATTTGGCCGACCCCTTCTCCCTGAATAGAAACCTGCTTTTCTACACTGGTTAGAATTACCGTAGATGGTTCTGTGCTACCTAAAGAATAAGAAGGTTCGCGGTTGCATCTTATGGAAACATCAATTTCAGCCTTACTTTCTGGCAAAGAAACTCCAGACCCAGAAACATTCATGGCCAAAGCGTGAATTCCCTCTAAATAAGCGCCCGAACCATTAGTTGTCAATAGATTAGAAACACTTGCGCCAGTAAAAGTTTGGCCCGTGATTCTGCTCAAGTCATAAACGTCGAAGTCCGCGCTTACGGAAACAACTTCTTGCGGCGAAATCTTCAAGTTTAGACTTGACAAGTAACATTTACGAAGATCAAAATTTCCAAATTGACACCTAAATCCTGAAAGATAGTCTCCTGTCGCTCCCGTAATTAAAACCATCTGATTAGTGGTATTAGCGGCAGAATTCGGCCCAATTAACGGTAAAACATCAACCGAAAGTTTTCCCACTTGAGGAGAATCGTGCGAAAAATCATTTGACACGCGAGGCTGGCCGAATATTTTGTTTGGCTGAATGCTAGAATCGACCCCCAAAGAAACACTCGTCGCCACGAAAAAATGAAAACCAGTATTAACCGCCCCATCGTCCTGAGACAGGTTCATGTAAAGTGGGCAATTTTTGGCGGTGATAAAATTCATCTTGACAAGTCCTTGGGCCTAAGTTAGATTACACGAAGAATGAAATTAACAAAAGAAACCAAAACCAAAAGAAAACTCTTTGCCCCAAAGAAGAAATTCACTTGCCCAAACTGTCTAACCGTGCTGGAAGAAGGCGACGGTCATTTCTTTCCGCCAGCTTTTGGGGATAGTGGGTTTTTCATTTGTCAACCAGCAGCCAGCGTGGAAGTTATAGATAAAAATTTTTGGGAATTATTGGCATGAAAACTTCTTACCTAAATAGGCAAAAAATTAAACGTGTCGAATACATCAATCAATAGAATTTTTAATACCAAGATGTATCTTGGTGTTAAATTGGATAAAAATGGCGATTATATAGCCGAATGAAGACGTATTTGCCAATTTTGGCCGCAAAAGGAATTTAAAACTATGGAAGAAATAAAACTCGGCGGAATCAAATTCCCCAAAAAGTCAAAATCAAAGAAACAACTGAAAGACTTCAATCATGCAAATCCTCGAATCTCCCCTCCTAACAACAGCCCAATTCCGCTTCCCCAAAAGCAAGCGCCGCCGAATCAGAAAAAAGTGGAGA